TCGTCGCACCGCTCTCACGCGTATCGCGCACCTCTAAGCCTCGTATCCTAACCACAAACTATTCAACGCATGACCCTAGCCTAAGCAGCTAGGGTTTTTCGCGTCTTGAACGGTGTTGAGAGTGATTCTCATGTTCATTTGAGATTTCTTCAGAGACTTTTCGCTTTGAGGGGTGCCGGGGCAAAAGTTTCGATGCGCGTGGGGTGGGGGATAAGGGTCCCAAAAACTTGTACGATTTTCTACGTTTAGATCCATTTTGAACATTGTTCAATCATAATGATACGTAACGATACGTCATTGTCGACACCAGTCACTTCCCAACTCCCTCCGATAAATTTTGATGCGTTCTCCAAGAGTCGACAAAATTCATCTACAATGTTTCGTTCTTGCCAGCGGCTCTTCCCCATCCCATAATTGGTTATGGCAGGAATTCCACGACCTTTAGGGGTACCAGAAAAAAGACATGACGAACGTTCAGGGGCACTGACTCAGAACGAAGCGCACATCATTCTATCGAGCACTCTCTTACCCGAGCACCGCTCGGACCCCATCGTGATCCAATTCATCACGAGCTACATTCGGTGCCGGAGTATCTCTCAGGCTGCGAGTGAATCGAATATCGACACGCGGTCTGGTTACAACCTGCGGAACCGGCCAGACATTCATTTGGCGATACAGAAGCTCACCGAGAAGTCGCTCATGAAGTATGGTTACGATGCGAGTGAGATTGTCGAGCGGGTTAAGGAGATTTCGAATTTCGACCCGATCGAGATGGAGCGTCCTGATGGTAGCTTCAAGAAGTCGATGCATGAGATTTCGCCCGAGGCTCGGCGGGTGATTAAAAAGATGAAGGTGAAGAACACGTACGAGAAAGATCCGAATGGGATGCCGTACTACACCGGTGAAATCATCGAGTACGAGTTCTATGACAAAACGTGGGCTCACGACAAACTTGGTCAAGAGAAAGATGTTTTCAAACAGACCACAAAAGTTGAGCATGATGTCAGTAAGAAGATGGCTGATGTGTTGTTAGCGAGCGCACGGAAGGGCGAGGACACGGCCATTGAGATCACCGGGAGGGTAGTCAATGAGTCGGAAGCGGGCGAAGGTTCGACGAGTGAGGGTACCAATATATGAGCGAGACGTGTTCTTCGTTGTTGGTACCACAGCGGAGGAGATCAATAAACGGTTGAAGGTACCGTGGTTTACCTCCGGTCGGAAAGGGTGCTTTGCCTGGGACGAGGACAGCCATGAGATGGGTCTGCTCGTGGTTGACAGGCGTGATATGGGTACCATGTGTCACGAGTCGGTGCATGCAGCCATGCATGTGCTAGAGGTCGCGGGTGTGAAAGTTGCGACGGATGACGATGAGGCGCTGGCGTACTTGACACAATGGTTTTTCGAACAACTGATGGCGAGTCGATGAAGTATAGTCAAGAGGACATTGAGACATTCCAGAAGCTCCTGCATGCCAATCGGTACAACCTACTGAAGATGGCCTATATCGTGTTCCCGTTCGGTGAGAAGGGTCACGAGATGGAGCACATGGACCTCTATGACTGGCAGAAAGAGGAGCTCCAGAAACTCTCGCTGCATTTGATGAATCCTGCGACGCGCTTTGACCCCTATCGCCTCATCATCTCCTCTGGTAACGGGGCGGCGAAGACCTCGTTCGGGGCGATCCTGACCATTATCCTGATGTACACGCAGCGCGTGCGTGCGCGGATCACAGCCAACACTGACCCTCAGATGAAGTCGATCGTCTGGCCTGAGTACGACCTATGGTTACGTCGCGCGCGGATGAACGACCTCTTCTTCGACAAGTTCGGTACGTCGATCAAAGCAAAGGATGAGAACCTCTCGGAAGTTTGGCGTCTTGATACCGTCACATGGTCCGAGCAGTCGCCGGCTTCGATCTCGGGTCTCCACAACAAGGGTGGTTGTGTGATGTACATTTTCGAGGAAGCGCCCGGTATCCCGGCCGTGATTTGGGATTACACGCGTGGTGCCTTCACGGAGACTGAGACGATTAAGATTTTCTTGGCGTTCGGGAACTCCGATGATCCTGAGTCGAAGTTCGAACAGAATATGTCGTCACCGCTCTGGCACTCTCGACGGATCGACACGCGCGAGCTGAAACACGTAGATCCGAAATTCCACGAGGACATTCTCTTGGAGTGTGGTGGCAACGAAGACCATGACGAGTTCCGAGTTCGTGTCCGCGGACTTCCACGAAAAGCGGCGAAGGACTCGATCATTGGTAAAGACCAAGTAGTGGCCGCTATTCGTCGCAGGAAGGGCTTTGATCGCACGACCGTTGCGAACCTGCCTGTCATCCTCACGTGTGACCCTGCGTGGACTGGTGGCGATGATACGACGATTTGGATGCGGCAAGGTCACTACTACTGCATGCTCGAGAAATACAAACTAGACAAGGCTCAAGGGCAAGACCACATGTTCACGTACCTGCGTCTCTGCTACTGGGAGAAAGAGCTCGGCGCGGACGCAGTGTTTATCGACCAAGGGGAAGGTACCGCGATCTACACGCTTGCCAACAACGCTGGGAAAGCCTGGGAGCTTGTCGCATTCGGTTCGAATCCAAACGACACAGGCGAAGCGCGCGACTCGCAGTATGGTAACTTGCGTGCGCAGATGTACTACGAGGCGAACAAGAAGCTCATCTCTCAACCGTGCGTGATCGACGCGAAAGATGAGAAGTGGCTCGAAGCGATCGAGAAACAGCTTTGCTGGACCAAGGGTACGCGCCACAAAGTCACGAACAAGAAGATGGCCGAGTCGAAGGTCGACATTAAAAATCGCGTGGGCGCTTCGCCGGACGTTGCCGATGGTTTCGTTCTCTGCGAGTATCGACCTGCACTGGAAAGGTTGCCGGAGAATTTACCGGGCTACAACCCTAACAGTGTAGGCAACAACGCGGTTGGAACCAATCCGTTTCAGATGCCTGGACACGGAGACCCCTATGGACAAATGGACGCCATCGCGAACCGACTCTACCGTTAAGGTTCTCTCGGCACGGAATATAACGCGTGATGACATGGTTTTCATCGCGGCCGTCGGGCGACATCTCGCTAAGCGTTACAAGGTCGGATTCAAGAGTGAGAAGTTCAATCTCGCGCTCTACATGGATCGCGGGCGCATGACGATTTGCTATGATGGTAAAGGAAGAGCGACAGGTCTCATGCTCGCGCGACTCTACACGAGCATCTTCGACGACGAGACGAAAATTCTCCAACAAGACCTTCTCTACGCTCGTCCGGGTTCGCGCGCTTCGAAAGTCCTACTTGACGACTTCATTGACTTCGGCCGAAAGCATGCAGACCATATCCTAACGACTATAGGTACGGAGACGGCAATCAAAGGGGAGTCGCTCGAAAAGCTCGGATTCTCAAAGCTCGAGACGACTTATCGCATGGAGACTTGAATGGGACAAAATGGTGGAAGCTTTGGCGATGATCTTTTAAACGTCGTGACTAACGCCGCCACGGGCGGACTCTTCTCGTTCAAAGACGGCAAGTTCGGCATGGACGGTTGGTTGAGCGAAGGGTTCAGTGAGCTCACAGGTGTTAACACTGCGAAGGATGCTCTCTTTCAGCAAAAGCAAACACTCGATGCGGAAGTGCAGAGACGTGAGCAGGAGCTCCAAGATCAATTGAGCCAGAATGAACGACGCGACCGACAGGCGTCAAACGCAGGTGCGTCGCGCGCCACTACCAATTCAAATTCCAACACTGCGATCAATAGCGCCGCGACCGCTGCTATGGAACGGGACTTCCTCGGCCTATGAAAAAAGACGGTGGCATGAAGAAAGACAAACTCGAGTACCTCCGCACGCAGTCGAAGCAGAAGTTCGACCTCGTTCGCGCGACGTGGCTCGAAGCGGGTGAGTGGGCACTGCCCTACTCGACTCGCTATTTGAAGTCGCAACGCGATGGCGAGCGGAACAACCGTCACATCACAGATCCGACTCACACGCTTTCTTTGCGCTCGTGCGTAGCCGGCTTCAACGAAGGAAACTCGTCGGCCACTCGCCCATGGTTCATCATTCGCACGAGTGGTGACTCGTCAGGACTTTCGACTAACGCCAAGGCGTGGTTACAGTTCTTCACGGACCGTTGCCGTCGCAACCTGATGATCTCGAACTTCTACCACGCGACTCCCGGCTTCTATTATCACTACAACGTGTACAACACAGGTACTTACTGGATTGATGAACTTCCGACGAAGCTTCATTTCCACCTTCTGATTCCTGGGTCGTACTTCATTCTCAACAACTCTTATGGTGAGGCGACAACTCTCGTCATGGAGCGCGAGCTCACGGTCCGTCAAATTGTTGACGAGTACGGTGAGAAAGACGCCAAGGGAAATTGGGACTGGTCGAATTTCTCGGATGATCTTCGTGGACTTTACGAGTCGGGTGACGTCACTCAGAAAATCGTAGTGGTCACGACGGCGTGTGAGAATAAGCATTACGACTCGACGAAACCGACCGCGATGCTTAACAAGCCGTGGATCATTCACACGTATGAAACGGGATCTTCGGGCGCAAGCGGATATGACCGCGACGCTCTTGGAATCGACGCGACGTTTGACATGATGAACCCTGCGAACGAGGGAAAGTACCTTCGTATTGAAGGACGCTCGCGTAAACCATTCGTCGTGGGTGCGAGCCCTCGCAATGGTAACTTCGAGTACGGCGAGATGGGTCCGACGACTGACTCACTCGGTCTGATCAAATCTCTCAACTACAAGGCCATCGCGAAAGACCAAGCTATCGAGCAGATGCTTCGTCCGGCGCTCCAAGGTCCTGCGAATTTGAACCGCTCGTACATCACGTCGGCTTCGAATTCGTTCGTACCTTTGGATCCGACTTCGGCAAAACCAGGTGGCGGCCTTCGTTCGATCTTCGAAATCAACCCGGCTTTCGGATCTCTTTTACAGGACCAAGCGGACCTTCGTCGAATGGTTGATAAGTTCTATTACGCTGACTTCCTGTTGTTCCTTTCGAACAATTCGAAGACACGTACAGCGGCCGAGGCGAA